AACAAGCTGGATATGAGATCTTTAAAAATGATGAACTATATGACATCTCATTAATTCCAGTAGGCGCAGCTTCTACTGCTGTTGCAACTTGGGTTATCAACAACGTTGCAGAATTTAGAAAAGATTGTATCGTATTCGTTTCTCCACAAATGGGTAACGGCGATCCAATCACACAACAAACTGCAGATTATGTTGATGAATTAATCGCATATCGCAATGCTCTACCAAGTAGCAGCTACGCAGTTTGTGATTCTGGTTACAAGTATCAGTATGACCGTTATAACGACAAGTATCGTTATGTTCCACTAAACGGTGACATCGCTGGTATTTGCGCAAGAACTGACTTTACTGCTGACCCATGGTTCTCTCCAGGTGGATTTACTCGTGGTCAGGTTAAGAATGTTATTAAATTGGCTGTTACACCAAGCAAGACTGAGCGTGACACTCTTTACAAAGCAGGTATTAATCCAGTTGTTACATTCCCAGGACAAGGTACTGTTCTGTTCGGTGATAAGACAATGCTATCTAAGCCAAGCGCATTTGATCGCATCAACGTTCGTCGCCTATTCATTACTCTTGAGAAATCTATTTCAACTGCAGCGAAGTTCCAGTTGTTTGAATTCAACGACAGTTTTACACGTGCTCAGTTCCGTAATCTAGTTGAACCATTCCTACGTGACGTTCAAGGTCGTCGTGGTATTATAGATTTCCGTGTTAAGTGTGACGATTCCAACAATACAGCTGAGGTCGTTGACCGTAACGAGTTTGTTGCTGAAATCTTTATCAAACCAAACCGTTCTATCAACTTCATTACTCTAACCTTTGTAGCTGCTCGTTCAGCTGTAAACTTTGATGAAATTGGTGGATAAATAATATAAAGAAGTCACAACAGGAGATTTAAATGGCAAACATTTCAGATTTTAAAGCGCAGCTTATCGGAGGTGGTGCACGTGCTAACCAATTTAGAGTTGAGTTATCATTCCCATCTTACGTTACCGCTGGTGTTTTAGTAGGGCAACAAGCGCAGTTTATGTGTAAAGGTGCTCAGTTGCCAGCATCAACCGTTGAGAACATCCCACTAAACTATCGTGGTCGTGTTGTTAACGTAGCTGGTGAGCGTACCTTCGCCCCATGGTCAGTAACTATTCTAAATGACACTACATTTACTATTCGCAATGCGATGGAAGTATGGTCAAATGGAGTACAAAACTTAGCAACAACAAACGGTAGAACTAACCCACGTGAATACCAAACCGACCTAACAGTTCATCAGTTAGATCGTAGCGGTGCTATCGTTAAAACTTACAAGTTTGTTGATGCGTATCCAATTAGTATCGGCGCAATTGAATTGAACTTCGACACAACTAACGCTGTTGAAGAATTTACAGTAGAGTTCCAATACAACTACTGGACATCTAATACAGCTACTAGCAGTGGCATTGGAGTTAATGTATCTGTTGACACACCTATTGGTTCGCTACCAATTCGTATCTAATTATAACTTGAGGATTTTATAGTATGGCTGAGTTTTTTGGCTTTGAGATAAAGCGCAAGAGTATTGAGAAGCAAGTACCTAGTGTAGTTGCTCCAGCTCAAGACGATGGCGCAACGACCATATCAAGTGCTGCTGCTTATTATAGCATGGTGCTTGATATGGATTCGATCATTAAAAATGAAAATGATCTAATCCGTCGTTACCGTGAAATCGCACAGTATGCAGATGTAGACAGCGCTATTGAAGATATTGTTAATGAGTCGATCGTAGCAGATGAAAACAAGATGCCAGTTGATATTGTCTTAGATGACTTAAAAGTATCAACTGGTATCAAGTCTAAAATTAGAGAAGAGTTCTCTACTGTTCTTCAGCTATTAGATTTTCAAACTAGATCGCATGATATCTTTAGATCTTGGTATGTTGATGGAAGATTATTCTATCATATACTGATTGATCCAAATAAAGTTAAAGAAGGTATCGTAGAACTTCGTTATATTGACCCAAGAAAGATTCGCAAGGTCAAGAATATTAAGAAGGAAAGACAACCTAACGGTGTTGAGGTTGTTAAAGAAGTTGAGGAATACTATATCTATAATGATAAAGGTATTACAGAGAATAATGTTCAGGGAGTTAAACTCTCTATAGATTCTGTAATATATGCTCATTCTGGATTCTTAGATTCTAACACTGGTATGGTTTTAAGTTATTTGCATAAAGCAATTAAGCCAACTAACCAGTTGAAGTTTATGGAAGATGCTTTGGTTATCTATCGTATTAGTAGAGCACCTGAGCGTAGAATTTTTTACATTGACGTAGGTAACTTGCCTAAGATTAGAGCTGAGCAATACGTCAATGATATTATGAATAAGTTTCGCAATAAGATACAGTATGATGCTAGTACTGGCGAAGTTCGTGACGACAGAAAACATATGTCGATGCTTGAAGATTTTTGGATGCCACGTCGTGAAGGTGGTAAGGGTACTGAAATTACTACTCTACCTGGAGGCACCAATCTTGGAGAAATTCAAGATATTGAATATTTCCAACGTAAACTATATCAAGCATTGAATGTTCCTGCTACTAGAATGCAATCCGATAATGGATTTAATCTTGGCAAGAGCAGCGAGATTACTAGAGATGAAGTTAAATTTAATAAATTCATCCAACGTATTCGTAAGAGATTTACAAGTTTATTTACTGACGCATTAAAGATTCAGTTAGTAGCTAAAGGTATTATTCGTGATGATGAGTGGGCAGATATGCTTCCTCTTATCAAGTTTAGTTACCATAAAGATAACTACTATGCTGAATTAAAAGATTCTGAAATTCTAACAAATAGAATTAACCTTCTAATGATGTTAGAACAAAATCAGATGGTTGGTAAATACTATTCTAAAGAATGGGTTAGAAAGAATATCCTTAGACAATCTGAAAAAGAAATTGAAGAAATTGAAAGTCAGATTGAAGAAGAAGAGGAAGAACACTTAGACCATGCTGAACGTATGGGTATGATGGCTGGTATGCAACAAGGTATGGCTGCGCAAACTCAACAAGCGTATATGCCAGACGAGGAACAACAAACAGGAGATCAGAAATGAACGCAAGACAACTAATTGATGCAATTGACTCTGGGAAAACCTTAGAGATTGAAGCAGCGTTTGAGGGTATTATGGCAGATAAAGTTGCTACTAAACTTGATACATTTAGACAAGAAGTTGCTAAAAATATGTTCGCTTCTCAAGTAGCTGAGGCTAAAGACAAAGAAGAAGACGAAGATGAGAAAGAAGATGAAAAAGAAGATGATGAAGATGAAGACGAGAAGGAAGACATGAAAGAAGGAGCTTTCACTAATCCTGGTCTAGAGGCTTTGGCTGCTAAAAAGCGTGCTGAAAAACAAGCAGCTGAAAAAGCTAAAACCAAATAATCTAATATGTATTTTAAGCAATTCGCTAATAAAGTAAAGGGTTCTGTTCTACAGAAGAAAATTGTAGAACAGAGCTCTGCATTTAACATTCCATTGTATTTAACAGAGGAAGGTAAAGTCTTTATTAGCAATGTTGAAACTGAGTTCAAGACCTTAGATGAGGCGAGATCTTACCTTAGACAACAAAATAAGTTACAATATATCGAACAAGAAGTGTCTAAAGATATCTATGAAGAAGTGTTAGAAAATAAGATCGCGTCAATAATAAAAGAAGAGCACAATATAAAAGTTACAGATAATATACTAGAACATTATATTGATCTCGCCTCTTCTAAGGTTTTTACCGTTGATTCAACAGTTCAAGCAATCAGAAAATTAAACAAACATGATTGCATTTTTGAAGATAAAATTGATTATGTGTTAGCTGATGGCTCTAAAGTAGTTATCGATTTGCATACACAGGAATATCTAAATAATATATTGAAAGATCAAAAAGAAGTGTTGGATTATATGAGGGAAAATAAAGAGAATTTTCTACAAGTGATAGATTTGTTAACAGAGGAATAAAATGGCAGCTACAAAAACGGTTACAAAATTAACTACAACTGATGCTATTGTTAGAATCGTAGCAACAACTGCAGCAGACGCAGCTACTATTGATTTACAGACTGATTTAAAAATGACCAATGAAACAATTGGCGCAACTCAAACTGTTTACATTACTGCTGTATTAACTAGCACTAATGATAACATCAAACTACAAAGAAACTCAGTAACTGTTGCTGATCTATATGGAAATAATCAGTTCGTCGAAGCCGAATGGGCGATAACTGATCAATCAACGCATGATATTATTGCCACTTTTACTGGACCTGGAAGTATTGTTATGCATCTAAAGAAAGTTGATGGATATAATACTCCTTTCGAACCAGTTAGATTTGGTTCTTATGATAATCCTAACGCAGTAGGAAGCTAAAATGAAACTAATTAGAGAATTTATCGAGACACCAAAACTTATTGTTGAGGAAAAACTCGGCAAGGGTAAACAATATTTTATTGAAGGTATCTTCCTTCAATCAGAATTAGTAAACCGTAATGGTCGTATGTATTCAGAAGACATTATGGATAAAGAAGTCGATCGTTACATTAAAGAATACGTTGAGAAAAATCGTGCATATGGAGAGCTGGGACATCCTGAAAACCCTTCCATTAATTTAGAGCGAGTTTCTCATTTAATCACCTCTCTTAAAAAAGAGGGAACCAACTATGTTGGTAAGGCAAAAATTCTTGACACACCAATGGGTCAGATTGCTAAAGGATTGTTAGACGGTGGCGCTAATCTTGGAGTTTCTAGTAGAGCACTTGGTTCTCTAAAAGAAAACGAAGAAGGCGTCCAAGTAGTACAGGATGACTTTATGTTATCTACTGCCGCTGACATCGTAGCCGACCCTTCAGCTCCAGAG